CAATGAAAAGCTTACCTTTGAAGAGTGTTCTTGGGCTACAGGACTAGATCCTGACTGGGTCCGAGAGAAAATCATGCTCCCGTACGGGGATTTAGAGGACATAAATAAGTGGGTCCAAGATAGGGCTAACTGTTTGGGTCCTCTTTGGGGTGACTGAGTATGAGAGACAAAGAGGGTGACAAAGTACGCAAGGCCAAGAAGACTCCAGCTTGGTCACGCAAGGAAGGGCAGAACCCAGAGGGTGGGCTCAATGCAAAGGGACGTGCATCATACAACAAGGAGACGGGTGGGAACCTGAAGAGACCGCAACCTGAAGGCGGCAAGCGAAGAGATAGTTACTGCGCTCGGTCCGCTGGTCAGATGAAGATGTTCCCTAAGGCAGCTAAAGATCCGAACAGTCGCTTGCGCAAAGCAAGAAAGAAATGGGAATGCTAATGGCTAAGAGCAAGGTCAACGAGGCTGGTAACTACACGAAGCCAGGGATGAGAAAGAAGTTATTCGAGAGTATCAAAGGTCGTGATACTCATGGCACTGCGTCAGGTCAGTGGAGTGCTCGCAAAGCGCAGCTGCTTGCGAAGCTCTATAAGGAAAAGGGTGGGGGTTACGCTTAATGGGAGTGCTGTCCGGGCTGAGAAAAAGCCAGAAATCCTTGAAGGATTGGGGAAAGCAGAAGTGGCAGACTAAGAGTGGGAAGAAGTCTAGCGACACAGGGGAGAGGTACTTGCCTAAGAAGGCTATCAGTGCGTTGAGTGACGGCGAGTATGCAGCTACCACCCGTGCAAAAAGAGAGGGCAAGGCTAAGGGGAAACAGTTCGTAAAGCAGCCTAAAGGGATAGCAAAGAAAACAGCGGAGTATCGAAATGCCAGATAGACCAGAACTAAAACCAGCGAAAGCTGCACAGTTTATAGAAGACATTCAGGTTGCCATTGCAGCAGCAGCAGCCAAGGCTCACGACGGACTAACTCTCGTAGAGTTCGGTGAAATCTTCTACGACTTTCTTCGCTTAACAGTAGAGGGTTTGGAGTCAGTGCCAGTCCCAGGTCCACTCAAGAAACGGTGGGCATTGGAAGCAATCGCCTCTTTGTTTGATTCAGTTGCCGACAAGATGATTCCTGTTTATGTGTTTCCAATATGGATCATGGTCAAGCCGTCAGTGCGAGCGTTGATACTGCACTTCAGTGAAGGTGCTATTGAATCTGTACTTAGATTGTTGAGGGAGTAAGTGACTTTATTACTTATAGCTGCAGGGCTAGCGGTATTGTTTTGGCCGAGTTCTAAGAAGGACAAGTCTATTGACTTCGATCTTTCTACATACGAACTGGACCCGGCGCCGTCAGCGAGCGCTGTTTCGTTTCCGGATTCTATTAGCTGTGTTGCCAAGGTCCGCCGAAGGCTTGAGCAAAACGAAGAGCTTAGTTCAATAGAGCTTGAAGCTGTTGACGTCCTGATCCTTGCGCTCGTAAGAGGGAGTGGTAAGTAATGCGTCGTGTCATTGGTATAGCTATCATTGCTGCTGCTTGTGTTGCTGCCTATGTTGAGTACCGTGTTGTTGTCCCAACACCAGCTCCTGTTGATAACGACATACCATTAAAGGGACTGTTCATTGGTCCTACTGCGGGTGAAGACGCCTTGCTGATGGCAGCTCTATGCAATGAGGTTGCGGAAGAGATTGAGTGGGATGGGATGCAAGAAGACCCCGTGTTAAACACAGGCATACAGTACGATCTCTTAAGAGTCAGAGCTCGTAATCTTTTTCTCCGTGGAGATAGCATCGGTGAACGACAGCCTCATGTCGCTGATGCAGTTGGAGAATACCTAACGAACAAACTCGGCGTGTCTGGTGGTCCGGTGACTCCAGAGCAGCGCGCGAAATGGGTGACGGCGTACCGAGAACTAGCAAGGTCGGCAGAATATGCAGCGCGCTAGGATCTTGGTGATACTGGTAATCCTCACGGTTGCCTTGTTTAGTACGTGCTCGGCACCACGCCCAACTGCCGAGGCACTTGGTCTAGGGTATGATCCAAATCCCGAAGGGACTCAAGCGTTCCTTAGTGAGTTAGATCAGCCCCTGTTCCGAGACGCCGGGAGGGAGGTGATCGAAAAATCTCGTGGCATTGATACGTTCCTTTACAGATCAATGTTTCGTGCGCACCAAGCGCGGTACAACAAGCCCTGGGTTCCCGGAAATCAGGGTGCGGTAGGCAGCTGTGTTGGCTGGGGTTTTAGTCAAGCAGCTTACTGTTCTTTATGTGTGGCGTGGTCAGAAGGAGAAGTTCCTGAGCCTCCACTATTGACCAGCCCCACAAGTTGTTACGGGGGAAGCAGAGTTGAGGCTCGTGGAAAGCCTGAGGGGACTGGGGGCTACCGAGATGGAAGCTACGGTGGAGCTGCGGCTAAGTGGTTGTCGCAGTGGGGGCTGATCTTCCGAGATAATTTGGGCGGACATGACTTACGAAAGTACTCCGTGTCTCGCTGCAAAGAATGGGGTCACTGGGGTAATGGTGGCGAAGGTGACGAAGGGAAGCTTGACGCAACGGCGAAGCGACATCCTGCACTTCACGTTGCCTTAGTCACTACGTTCGACGAGGCAGCAGCTGCTATCGAGTCCGGATTTTGTGTAGCTATATGCTCGGGTGTTGGATTCAATCGCACCCGTGATAGCGAGGGGTGGTGCTCTAGGTCTGGCAGCTGGGCGCATTGCATGTACGCCGCAGCTGTGAGGTACAAGAAGAATGGCAGTAGTGAAGATGGCTTACTTATCATTAACTCGTGGGGTGACTACGTCAGTGGTGGCAAGTTCCCCGAAGATCAACCGGACGGTTCTTTCTGGGCAAAGCGTGACGTGGTGGACTCGATGCTTGGTACTTGGCGTGACTCATTCGCAATTGGTTCGGTTCAAGGATTCCCTTATCGAGACCTTCATCACGGAGATTGGTTAGATGCAAATCAGTAAGAAGCAGTTGGCGTTAGGGGTCTTCCTAGCTTTAGTCATTGGGTACGGCGCGTGTTCTTACGTGGAGTACAAGAAGAATGATCGTCCAGTTCTTACGTTCATCATGAGGGCAGCTCGAATGGGACTGTGGGTCATGATGTTTGCAGAACCTCCTGATGTGTTTGATGAGAATACAATAAACGCACCCCCTTCATCTGACGTTCCTTACCTTAACCATTCAAGGAGTCTTTAATGTGGAAATATGTTCTTGGTATCCTTGCCACTCTGTCTGCTGATCCAGGCCAAAGAGATACCATGCGGCATGACGCCATCGTCTCAGTCTCTGTTGCTCGTGCGAGCCTAGAACGAGTGAGGTTAAGAGAGGAAGAAGAGGAAGAAGAGGAGGCGTGTAACTGCGACCTTGCTTGCGAAGGTCAATGCGGAGGAGAGTGCTGCAAGAACTGCCAGTGTGAAGCGGCTAAAACTCCTGTACCTACACAAAAAAAGGAAGAGGCCCCAGCCTGTCCCGATGGTAAGTGCAACGTTGTCATAAGGCGACGACGCTGAGATACCAAGGACAGACCGGAGCCTCTCGATTGTGCTTCTTGTTATTGTCTGCGCGTAATAAAATCATCTGCCTACAGGGGGTAGACAGGTGAAACGTCTTACGCAAAAACAGAGACGTCTAGCTGAAGATGCGCTAGAGATTGTGCCGAAAGCAATCCACGGTTTTTGCAAAGCTTATCCAGGAATATGGAGGAAGCTTGCTCGCATCGACGCTGTTGAGGTAGCTAACCTAGCAGTGGTTAAAGCAGCTAAGACATACGACAAAAGCAAGAGCAAGATAACCACGTACTTTACGATGGCTATCTTTAACTCGTTGCTTAAAGAGCTTGCTCGTGAACAGCGACGAGGATGTGATGGTCCAAGTCGAATACCGTTTGAGTTCCTTGAGTCGGACGACAGCATTGATATGCAATCAAGAGACGTTCGCAATGCTATGGCTTCTATACCAGACCAGTCTCGAAACCTTCTTCACAGTAGATACTTTCACGGCAAGACCCTCGAGGAAATGGCTGGTGAGTTTGGCATTGATCGTCGGACTGTCAGGCGAAGACTAGAGATTGCTGTCA